CTCAAACAGCAGTTGCTCGAGGCCGCCGACGACGACGCGATCGAGTGGTTGGGGTTCACCAGCGGCAAGACGCAGGCCGACCGCTACGACCTGGCGAAACAGGTGCGACACATCGACTATCGCCGGTCTGGTGACGGCTACGAGTTAGGTGTGGTGGGGCTTGACGGCGAGGGGATCGATCTCCCCAAGCGCGTGTACTCGGCGGCCGAATTACCTGACGTGGTCGGTAAAGAAGTGGCCGACAAGATTCTCGCGGGCGAGGGCCAGTCAGGGGGCGGGCGGAAAACGCTGTCGGGCATCGACCTGCAGGTCGGCGGCGAGGGGATGCGGAAGTTCTACGACGAGATCCTGCCCAAGCGGCTCGAGAAGCTGGTCAAGCCGTTCGGCGGCATGGTCGAGCGTCAGCCGCTCACCGGCCGCACCAAAGAAGCGATCGACGCCGAGATGGACGCGTTCTACGACGCGCCGCAATGGACTGGCCGTCTTCGTGACCAACTAGAGCGACTCCAGCAGGAGCGTAATCTTGCGCTGAGTAGCGCGCAGACTGAGGGCTGGGTCGTGCGGCTCACGCCCGAGATGAAGGCGAAGATCAAGGCGGCCGGCTTCCCGCTGGCCGCGATCCCGCTGGCGGTCTCGCACGCCCGCGACGGCGACGCGCCGCCGCCCAATCCCCGACTCGACGCCCTGCTACGCAAGCACGGACTCGTCGGCGGCGGCGTGAACGCGGTGGGACAGCGCCTACAGCAGCCCGGAGGCGCACGGTGAGCGGCGCCTGCACCAAGCGGCCGTATCTGAGCGAGCGCGCGGCCAAGCTGGCGCACCAGCGCACCGGCGCCCGCATCCGCGTGTACTGGTGCTTCCCGTGCGGCGCCTACCATGTGACGAACGTCGACAAGCACCGCGGCGGCAGCGACCCGACGGTCGAACTCCCGCGCCGGAGGGTCCGCGCGTGATCCAATTCATCGCCCGGCGCCTGTTGGCGATTGCCATCTGCAGCGGCGTCGCCACGTTCTACGTCAACTGGCCTTGGCCGACGTGGTGGACGTGGATGATTGCGCTGGCGACGGCCTTCGCGGTGCCGGTCCTGATCTTCGAGGTCGGGCAAGCGGCCTGGAATGGGCCGGAGGGCAAGCCCGTGCGTATCGGGGATCCGTGGTGCAACGAGTGCGGCGCTTGGCACGCCAAGACTGAGCCGCACATTATCGAAAAGGTGACGCGATGATGAGTCTGGTCCTCCTGGTGTTAGTGGTCGCCGTGATCGCCGGCATTATCAGCCGCCTTCCGATTCCGGAGCCGTTCAAGACGATCGTGTACGGGCTGCTGGTGATTCTCGTGCTGGTTCGGGCGTGGCCGTTCCTGACCGCGGCGGTGGGCGGCTGATGACTGCCGACGAGCTGTTCAACGCGCTGACCCGGAGCGGTAAGCCGATTCCGACGGCGCGGATGCGCAAGGCCGAGGCAAAGGCCGACAGCCCGGCGGTGTGGGCGGCCGTGCTCGCGCGCCTGCAGCCCTACCTCACCTATACGCCGCCCGACCCGCCGGACCCACCGGCACAGGAGCCCGAAGCATGACCGGAACCGAGCGCGAACCGTCTGTCGAAGTCGACCTGCTCCGCGACGGCATCCCGTCGTCCACGGACGAGGGCCAGCCAGTCCTCGACGCCCTGACCGATGCCGAGCGGGAAGCCTGGCAGTTGACAGGCGACTTGCCCGAGCGCACAATCCCCACGTCGACGCCGGAGGGATCGACGCCTCCCGAGCCTGCCGCGCAGGCCGCGCCAACGGACGCGAGTACAGAGCCCGCCTCGGAACCGGGCAAGCCGGCGAGACCGAACGCCGAGACACGCAAACAGCAACTCCGCGCCGAGATCGAAGACCTGAGCCGCCAAGCCCGCCAGTTGCGGGATGAAGTGGCGCAGGCCCGATCCGGGAGCCCAGGACGCCCCGTAGACGCTTCCCCGGCGGCCCCGTCGCCCGCCAGTGTTCCGACCGCTCCCGACGCTGAGTTTCCCGATTACGGCGCATGGCTCGAGCGCCCGGGGAACGAAGCCAAGACGTACGAGAGCTACACGCGCGATCTTGTCGTTCATGTCGCCTCGGTGGAGCGGCAGCGCGGTCACGCGGAGGCAATGAAAGCCGCCAAAGCGCACGACTACGCGGCCCGGGTCGCGCAGACGATCGCCCAGGAACCCGACTTCGTCTCGACACTGAGCCCGGAAGTGCATGACATGGTCCCGCTCGACATGCTGCCCGACCGACGCACGGCAACGATGGCGAATGTGGTCGCCCAGGCGGTGGTCGATTCGGACCAGGCCCCGCAGCTGCTTCGGTACCTGTCGCAAAACGACAGTGTGCTGCAGGCTCTCAAGCGCCAGCCGTCGGAAGCGGCGGTCTTGCGCATGATCGGCCGCATCGAAGGGACGCTGAGCGCGCAGACGACCGCGCCTCCCTCGCCGGTTCCCTCTGCACCGATGGTGTCGCGGGCGCCCGCGCCTCCGACCACGCTCGGGAATCGACCAGCCGTTCCAGCCGATGACATCGAATCTGCGCTCGCTGCCGGGGACTTCGACGCCTACAGCACGCGGATGAATCGGAAGGAACTCGGCAGCTAGGCCGACCTGAGCGCGGCGAGACCGCGCAAGCGTCTGAGGGGGCCGCCCAATGGCGACCAACTCCTTCAATTACGTCGACTGGCTTTCGATGGAAAGCCTGCGCCTGCTGCTCAACAAGCTGCAGGTCGCCCAGTTCTTCAACACCGAGTACAACAAGGAATACACGAAGGAATTCGCGGTCGGCGAGACGGTGCGGATCAACTATCCGTGGCGGCCCACCATCCGCGAAGGCTTGGGGTACAACCCGCAGTCGATCACGCGCCGAAACACCACGGTCGTCGTCGATCAGATTTTCGGCATTGACTTCGAGTGGGATTCCGCCGAGGCGGCGCTCAAGATGGAGCGCGGGCGCGAGAAGATCAAGACCGAGTACCTCGACCCGGCGATGGCCCAGATCGCCCAGGAGATCGACTCCCGGTGCGCGCTGTGGGCGACCCAGAACGCCTCGATGATCGTCGGCGTGCTCGGGACCGACCCGACGTCGTTCGTGACCTTCAACACCGCCCGCCAGAAGATGGTCGAACAGGCTGGGTGGACGGGCGCGAAGCGGGGCATGATCATCACGCCCTCGGTCAACGTCTCGCTGGTCAACGCGGCCGTCCAGTACTTCAACCCGGCCGATGCCATCTCCAAGCAGTACAAAGAAGGCTCGATCGGGCGCAACAGCGGGTTCGACTGGTACGAGTCGATGTCGCTCTACGAGCACACCGCCGGCACCTGGGCGGGCACCGTGGAGCTTGCGGCGGCGCCGGTCAGCGGCGCGACCACGCTGAGCCTGACCGTCACCAGCGGCGACATTCTGCGCAAGGGTGACGTGTTCTCGATCGCCACGGCCACCGCCGTCAACCCGATGACCCGTCGGTCGATCGGGTCGCTCAAGACGTTCGTGCAGACGTCGGCAACCGCGACCATCAGCGGCACAGCGGCGACGATCAGCATCTGGCCGCCGATCTACGGGCCGGATTCGCCGTACCAGAACGTGACCGTGCTGCCGGCGGCGGGGGCGGACCTCACGCTGTTCCCGGGCACCACGACCCCGAACGGCCTGGTCGGGTTCAACAACCTGGCGCTCAATAAAGACGCCTTTGCGCTTGTGGGCGTGAAGCTCGAAGTGCCCAAGGCGTGCGAAATGGCGTCGCAGACCCGCGATCCGAACTCGGGGATCTCCGTGCGCTTCGTGCGCATGTTCGATCCGCAACAGTCGAAGATGGTCAACCGCTTCGACGTCTTGCTGGGCTTCGGCAACCTCTACTCAGACGCCTGCGCCGTGCGCGTCCTGGGCGTCTAGGACAAGGAGTCCAGCATCATGGCTATCGTCAATACGCCCGTCTCCCAGACCTACGCGCGGTTCCTCTCGCTCGTCTGGTCCTACTTCCTGCCCGCGTCGATCACCGCGTCCACTGGTGGGGGTGCCGTCACCCTCACGGCGGCGCAGGTGCTCGGCGGGCTGCTCGTCGTCGACACGCAGGACGCCCAGACGGCGACCCTGCCGACGGCGACGCTGATGGCCGCCGCCCTACCGGGTGGCGTGCAGGTCGGCTCGTCCGTCCTGTTCTACGTCCGCAACGTCGGGGATTCGACGCTCACGATCGCGGTTGGCACCGGCATCACCAGTGCGACGGGCAACACGCTGACCGTGGCGACCGTCAGCACGCGGATGTTCCTGCTGCGCTGCACGGCGGTCGCGCTGTCGAGCGATCCGGCGTCGGCCTACACGTTCACGCTGTACTCGATCGGCGTGTCGGCCCACTAGACCAGACCGGGGCGGGCTCTCGGGCTCGCCCCGTCTCTGCGAGGGACGCATGGAGTTTCCGCGATTGCTCTACCGAGGGGCGCCCGAGTCGGCCGAGTACTGCACGGTCGACACCGAGGATGCGCTCGCCATCAAACTGGACGAGGGCTGGCGACTGCGTCGGCGCGATGTGGTGTCCGTCGTCGAGCCGACCGTGCTCGACCCTGAGCCGGCGGTCGAGGTGCCGGAGCCCGTGCCCGTCAAGCGGGGCCCGGGCCGGCCGCGCAAGGTCCGCGAGTAGGCGATGGCTGTCACCATCACGCAGCTCTGTCTCGACGCCGCGCACGAACTCAATGTGCCGGACATCGACGACGTGCAATTCCCGCCGAACCTCGCCCAGTTCTTCCTGCTGCGCCTCAATCGCTTGCTCGACGCGTGGAATGCCGACCACGGCGCCAGCTACGCCCAGCAGTTCGTCACCTACACGCTGACGCCCGCCCTGTCGCCCCACACTATCGGCCCGAGCGGCGCGACCTTCACGACGCCGGGCAACCGGCCGGTGACGATCGACGGCGCGTCGCTCATCTACCCGTCGACCCCGGCCAACGCCTACATGCCGATCACCTTGCGCGATGCGCAGTGGTGGTCGGCGCAACAGGTGCCCGGGCTGTCGACGCAGGATCCGACCGACCTGTACTACGAGCCGACCTGGCCAAATGGCAGCCTGTACTTCTGGCCGGTGCCCAGTGCGGCGAAACAGGTCGAGCTGCAGTTCCGGCGCGTGCTGCTCGAGGTTGCCCTGCCGGACACGTTCTCGCTGCCGCCCGGCTATCAGGACGCGATCACGCTGACGCTCGCCGAGATGTGCCAGCGGTCGGTCGGCAAGCCGGCCCGGCCGGACCTGCGCGCGGATGCGGCGATGGCGCGGGCGCGTATCTTCGCCGTGAACATCACGACGCCGACACTCTGCACGCAGGACAGCGGTATGCCGTCGGTCACCAACGCCCCCAACTTCCCGACTTGGAACTACCTCACAGGATCCTAACCATGAGCCTTGCAGGCTGTCTTGATGTGCAGTTACTCAACGTTCAAACGGTCGACGAAACGACCAGCCAGCCGGTCGATGTCAAAGGCGCGACGCAGGTGGCCATCTACGTCACCGGCGTCGGCACGCTCGCGTCCGGGGTGGTGACGATCGAAGAGGCGCCGGAGCGCGACTACGCCGGAACGTGGAGCACGATCACGACGGTCGCCGCGGCCGATGTCACCGGCGGCCAGACGATTGGCGTGCATATGGCGGCGGGGTCGTCGGCGTTCATTCGCACGCGTATCTCGACGGTGGTGGCCGGCGGCGGCACCATCTCGACGCGGCTGGTAGCGAGTTAAGTCATGGCCGACTCCATCTATCTCGGCGGCGGCGGCGCGGTCACGGTCGACGCGGCGGGGGCGCTGGACGGGGACGGGTCGATTGCTGATCCGCTGGCCGTCATTGTCGACGGCGTCACCATCACGATCAACGGCTCCAACCAACTCACGACGACGGCCGGCGGCGGCAATGTGTCGGCGGCGGGCACGCTGGCGAATAACGCGGTCGTCATCGGCCAGGGCACGACGGCCGTAGCCACCACGACCACGGGCACCGGCATTTTGACCGCGTTGGGCGTGAATGTCGGCTCGGCCGGGGCCCCGGTGGTCCAGAACGGCGCCCTCGGGACGCCTTCGAGCGGCACGCTGACCAACGCGACCGGCCTGCCGGTGGCGACGGGTGTCGGCGGCCTGGGCACTGGTGTCGCGACGGCGCTGGCGGTGAACGTGGGGTCGGCCGGCGCGCCGGTCGTGCTCAACGGTGCGCTCGGCACGCCGTCGAGTGGGACGTTGACGAGTGCGACCGGGTTGCCGCTCACGACCGGCGTCACCGGCGCGCTACCGATTGCGAACGGGGGCACCGCCAACACGACCGCCACCGCGGCGTTCGATGCGCTCGCCCCGACGACGACGGCCGGCGATGTCAGCTACCACAACGGGACCGACAACGTGCGGCTCGGCGTCGGCACGGCCGGGCAAGTGCTGACGGTGAATGCGGGCGCGACGGCGCCGGAGTGGGCCACACCAGGCGCCGGCGGCGCCGGGGCGGTCGTAAACCTGAAAACGTTCTTTGCCGACGTGGCGACCACGGGGACATCCATCGAAACGCTGGCGACCTATGCGATGCCGGGCGGCACGCTCGGTGTCGATGGCGATGCGCTCAGCCTGAAAGCGTGGTTCATCGGCACGCAGAATGCCACCAATACGCTGACGATTACGTTTGGTGGCACCACGCTAATTGTCGGCACGCTCACAACTGGTCCCGCGGGGTTCGTCGAGATCGTCTTGTATCGCTTAGGGGCGACGACGCAAAAGGCGGCGGCCTTTAAAAATACGAATGCTTCGGGATACGAAAACATCACGCAGACCACCCCGGGTGAAACGCTGTCGGGGTCAATCAACATCTTGATTCGGGGCACGTCGGCGACCGGCGCGGGCGCGGTCACGTTCAAAGCCGCCACCATCACGAAGATCCCGGCGCAGTAACCCCCGATGGCATCAAGCGTGTACTTGGCGACGAGCTGCGGGAGCGGAGGCGACTGCGTGCCGAGCGATGTCGGGATCGTGAACGTCAAGGCGGCGCCGTACAACGCCACTGGCGACGGGACCACCGACGACACGGCCGCGATCCAGGCGGCAATCGATGCGGCGTTCGGCTCGGCCGCGTCGCCGCACGGCACCGACTACTACCTCAACAAGCAACTGTATTTCCCGCCGGGCCACTACCGGGCCGACGACCTGTTGCTGTCGAAGGTGCAGGGCGGGCGCATCCTCGGCGCCGGCCGGTTCGTTACCACAATTCAGACGCTGACTGCCGGCGTGCCGGCGATGCGTACGAACGGGTTCGGGTACTGCCACGTCGAGGGGATCCATTTCCAGGCGTCGGGATCGACGCCGGTGTTCGACCTGGACTACGACGGCAGCGGCGGCGGCGCGGCACTACAAAGTAATACGTTCCTGGATTGCTTCTACCAGGGCGCGTCGTTCGGCGTGCAGATCGCCGCCTCCACGTTCATGGGGTCGGAAAACCTGTTTCTGAATTGCTTTTTCATCAGCCACAGCGGCGCCGGACTGCTTGTCAGCGCGTCGAATGCGTTGCAACAGACGGTCATCGGCGGCAACTTCCAGGCGTGCGGCAAGGGGATCTGGGTCGCCTCCGGGTCGTGCCCGATCATTCACGGCGTTGGTTTTCAGCAGTCGGCCGACTACGACATCCGGGT